AAGTTTTCTGTCATTCAGTAGATAATTATAGAGTATAACACCCTTTATGTGCATTGGTGAACCTTTACGAAAAATACTATGTGGAGAACTCCACTTTTTAAGTCCATTTAAACTTCTTGGAAATGCAATATCTTCTGGTGGTAAATTGAAAAACTCATTTCTAAAATCTTGAATAAATGTATTAAGTTCTTTTTCAGTACCTTGCATTATAATTTTAAGAGCTTGTTTGATTTTCTCACGACATGGTGCAGGTGTTGAAGATTTAACAGCTTCAATACCCATGATCTTCAATTGTGGTTCTTCGTATCGTACACCTTCTACATCAAATGCATTGAGAATATATCTTTTCTTTGCAGTCCAAATACCTTTGTCTGCATTACCTCTCGTTTCATTTCCATCTTTTGTTGATATGCGTTTACATACCTGGCAAGATGTTGATAACATTCTTCAATATACGGTTCAATTTTATCTTTAGAAATAGTGTCCAAGAAATTGATAATCCTAGACTTATCTTGTTTTTGTACTCCATTTCCCTTATCGAACAATTTGCATATAAGTTTGTCAAAAGTGATATATACCGAATCTGTATCTGACGCAATGACATAATCCTCTCCTGTTGTTTTCAATATCTTATTTAGATATTTGTTGAGTTCATTCTCTATCCAACGAATAGATAATTGACCAGATGTAGTAATACCTTCTGCAATCAATAACTCATAGTAACGAAACCATTGATTACCAATCGCACCATAAGCTGAATTAAGTGAAATCTTTCTTGCCATTTGTATGTTATTGAAACGAGATATTAAATTGAGATATTTTTTATCTTTTGTTTTTTCATAATCTCGTTTTGCATCTAACATTTTCTTTTTGTAAATTGTTCTATCATCATACATCTCTTGCATCATCTTTGGTAGAAAACCTTGTTTTTGTTTTGAGAACAATGCACCGTTAGGTGTTACAGTTAGATTTCTTTTTTCTAGCTCTGAAAAATTAAACTCTTGTTTTAAGAACTTATCAATAGATTTTTCTCTGTCTACTTTTAGAGGATCATCAATTAAAGTTTCAGGTGATATATTATATTGCATAATCAGGTGTGGATATAGACTGTTTAAGTCAAATGATACAACCCAATTATGCAATCCTACTTGTGGGTCTTTTACATATGCACCAACATACTTTTCAGATTTTTCTCTTTCACCCTTTAACTGTGGAATCATAATCTTCTTTTTGAATAGATGATTGAAAATTAGAATATCCCAATACTTAACTGAAGTATAAGCATCAGTAAAATTTACTTTCGCTTCATAAGCCATAGTCAATAGTAAGTCAACAAGTTTCATCTTCTCGTCAAGTCTATCAACTAACTCCACATCTTTGATGTTGTAATCTAGAAATGATTGATAATCTTTTGTATACCAATCTCTGAATGTATCATATGGATTATCATCTTTTCTTTCACCAAGTTCTACAAATGCAATATGATTAAGTGCATAACTCTCTTGGTTTGTGTAAGTAAACTTACGATAAAGTTGTAGATAATCTAGATTTTCAACACCAAGAATGTCATAGAGTAATTCATTACCATATTGAGTTCTAACTTCCCTTGAATTAACAATACCCCAAGGCGATAACTGTTGCATCATTTCAGAACCATGAACATTCTTAATACGATTACAAATATAAGGAATATCAAACATTTCAGTATTCCAACCAGTAATAATATCAGGATGGTCAGATGCCCACCAGTTAACAAATCGTTTTAGTAATTCAGATTCATTTCCACAGTTGATATATGTAACATCATCACGATTGTTAATGTACTCACCAATACCCCAAACAATAATTTCTTTAGTATGTTGATCTTTGATTGTGATTGATAACATTTCTTCTTTGGCTTCTCTAATATTAGGAAAACCATTTTCGCATTGTGTTTCAATATCAATCGTAATAAACTTTAAATACTTTTTATCGAAAGTGATTTGATTAGGATAAGTTTCTGTGATATAACAATAAGGATATTTTGTTAGACCATAAAGTAGATGTGGTTGACTTTGATAACTATCAATAAATTCTTTCGATTCTTTAATAGTATCGAATTTCATTGAAGTTAGATTTTTACCATCTAAAGATTTGATACCAGTTTCTCGTTTCACAGGAACATACATGGTAGGTTTGTATCTAACTTTGAAGTTAGAACGAACACCATTTTTGACTGCACGGACTAGTAATTGATTACCCCATTGGGCAACATGAGAATAAAAGTTCATAATATAGAGTATACACTAAAAAATTGTTGTTGTCAAATTAACCAAAAAGAGTTTCTTGATTCTTTTCAGGGTCATCTTCTCCATGAGCTTCATAAGGATAATGCTTAATAAGTGTATTTAATTTATCTTCTGCATCAGTAAGCTTTTTCAATTCACAATCTACTGCACTCACTAAATCAGGATGTTCTCCTACACCAACTGGATTATTCCTGTACACCTCAATGTTTGCTTTTGTAGATGCAATTTCATATTGATATTTTGCTCTTAAAGCTTTTATAATCATTCTTCTATCCTTTTATTTCCAATGTTATATTTTGTTTCTAAAATCCATTCTCCCTTTTCTTTAAATGAAATTACTTTGATTTGGGAAAGTGGTGCTTTGTTATCTATGTTACCAACTATTTCGACTAAACCCCAATCTTTTAATAGTTGAGCAATAGAATTTCTTCTTGCAATGTCATTACTTGATATATTAGTTTGTTTGCCGTCTAGAGCAAACAATTCCTTGAAATGTACTAGATAATAGCTTCCTTGCTTGTGTAGGATGTGGCAGCTTTGATACAACTTTTTTTCTTTTCGAGATGCAACACCTATTCTTGAAAGTGTTTCTCTAACTTTTAAAAAGTCATCTGGTTCTTTTAACTTGATTTCGAGCATCTGCTCTGGATTCCATATTACATCATTC